CAAAGCATCTGCCCACGAGAGTACGCGATCAGTTGCGTCGCGGTCAGTTGTTTCCACACCCCAAAGGAAGCCAGCAACAGCGCCTGGACCTGGGAAGTCCTCGTTGTCCTGATCCTGATTCTGTGGCACGCCTTCCCAGTCACCGCGATGACGGCGAATCCATGCGGCCATGCGGATCACCTTGTCGGTGTCTGCTCGACCGGCTGCAAGTTCGCGCGCCTCGTCAATGGTCTGCGCCTGCAAGCCTTCGCCTGCACGGCCGTCCTCTACGAACGACAAGCCGCGAGCGGCTGCATTGCGGATGTAGTCAGGAACCTCGTACACGGCGCGCTCCTCGTCAGCGAGATACTCGTCAGGCGAATACGCCTCGATCATCAAGCCGCGAGCCATCTCGCGCACGGCTGGATCATTGTCAATCGCGTACTCCAACTCCTCGCCGTACTGCTCCTTGAGCAGACCGTACTTGTACTCCTTGAACGCCAAGCCGGTGGCGAAGGGTGAGCCGTCAAAGTCGTTGAGGTGAACCTCTTCAACGCCTGCGACCTTGTACTCCTGAAGCCATGCGCGTGTCTCTTCTAGGCGCTCAATGCTGCGAGCCGAGACCACGATGAGTTGCTTGTCGCCAGACATCACCTGCTCGTTGAGCAGATCAATCAGCGGCTGGTTAGGCTGCTCGTTGTCAAGGATCAGCGTGCCGTCAAGGTCAACGATGATGTAGCTCAAGCCTGTGGCTCCTGACCAACTACGCCGATGTTCAGTGCCTTGTAGTGCTCGTCGCCGCCTTCAACATCTGCGCGATCCTCAAGACGGCGGATCTCGTTCAGCGACAGGATGCCGTTATTCAGCGCGATGGCGTATGCGTCGTAGCGCTCCTTGGTCGTAGGTCGGAGCAGGCCGTCAAGTGTGAACTTGATGAAGGTCTGATCGGCACCTGGAACGAGACGCTGCAAGCCAGCCTCTAGGCGCGTGACGAGTGGTCCAAGCCCAAGGCGCAGCCACTCAATGCTGACGATCTCAACGCTGTTGTACGAGCTGTTGCCGCCTGGGTACTGGAGCAGGTGGAGCGGTACACCCATGAGCCGAGCGATGGACTCAACGCCCCAGTGCAGGGTCTCAACCAACTGCATATCGCTGATCTTCATGGACATCTGCTGGAAGTCTGCACCGCCGGTCAGCACCGCGATCTTGTGCATCTTCTCAATGCCTTCATGACGGCGGCTAAATGAGTTGCGGAGTGAGTCCGCCTGATCCTGCGTCAACTCGCCAGGGATCTTGATCACGGCAGATGGGGCTGCGCCCTGCTCATAGAACTTGGCGCTGTAGAGCTGCGTGGCGCTGGCAAGGCCGAGCGTCGTGCGGTGCTGCTCGACAGGCGACGGTGCGCGCAGAGCGGAGCCGGTAGCAAAGAGTGGGATGTGCAGGATCGCGTCGGCGGTCAACTCTACGCCGACATTGTCATCGCCAGTGACGGTGTAGATCGGTGCGCCGTCAACGCTCTTGATGGTCACCTTCTGTGGATCAAGTACGCGCATCTCAACGATGTCGCCGTTGCGCCCCTTGATGAACAGCACGAACAGATTGCCGTCAATCAGGAGTGACGAGACCATGCGATGCTTGAGGTCAAAGCCAGTGAAGTTTGGATTGTTTGGCTGCGGCATCGTGAGCCAAGATGGTGACGGTCGGTATGGGCGGCGAGTGCCGTCAATGCGGATGTAGGTATCCCATGGCAGGGATGCGACGGTGTCGGCGTAGAGCTTTACCGCTGCGTAGTAGGCTCCGATGGAGAGTGCCGTCTGGCTGTTGATTGAGACACCGGCAGAAGAAACCGATGGCTGATTGTCGGTGATCCAAGTGCCACCTACGGCACGCTGCTCACCAAGGATGCGGCGAAGGATGCTCACTTACGGTCTCCTAGCGTATAGCCGATAGCGGCAAGAGCCGCGCCCAATGCGATGAGTCCTAATGGGATAGAGAGTAGCGCGAGACCTGCGATGACAAGTGCGCCACCCACAACTTCGAGAAGGTTGCTAATCATAGGTTGATCCACTCCACTTTCGCTGCTGACTTAGGTTCAATCTGTAGGAACTTTACACCCTGATAGGCGACTACGGCAGAGACGGCCGCGTCAATGCGGTCAGGCGAAGCTTTGTATGCCTTGGTCAAGACCTGCCCATAGCGCGTCAGGCGCGTATGCACATTGCTGATATGGCGTGCCAGGAGCGGTGAGCCGTCGTGGCGCAGCCCCTCGCCAGTCGCTACGGCCGTGAAGAATCGGTCTACGGCTGGACCCATCCGCTCAATGGTGGCCGTGTTGAACACTGCCACGCGCTTGCCGTACCGGCGCGTCCACTCCTCGATCTCGGATGACCAGCCAGGTGGGTCGCAGAACAGGGTCGCATCGTAGGTCTGCATGATCTGATCCACGAAGGCATCCACCTCACCGCGCGGCACCGTCCAGTCTGGGTCGCGGTTGGTGTCGGACTTCTCCCATGCCTTGATCAGGAACAGGTGACCGTCCATCGTGCAGGCGGTGAGCACCGACGCGTCGCGCGCATACGAGCCGTCAAAGCCAATGCTGAGGCGCTCGCCTGGAATCAGCACGCGCTCACGGTCCGTCAGTTTCATCCACGCCTCTGCGCCAATCCAGCGGTCTGGCGGCTGCACAAAGCGGTTCAGGTGGTAGCGCTGCCACTCGTGCATCGGCACTTCGTTGGCTCGTGCCAGCAGTCTGTCAATGTCTACGAATGCCGGAGCGCTAGGGTTCGCCTGCTCCAGTGCAGCCCTACGGCCAGTGTCGGTCTCTAGGTCGTGGCTGTCAGCAGCCGCCCACCACTCGACAAGGAAGGATGGGTCGGTGACCTCGCCAGAGGCGATGCGCTTTGCGTAGGTCAGCATCCTGCCGAGCAGCGTGTTCTCGTCGGAGCCTGCGGTCGAGATGTTCAACTCCAACGCCTCGGCTCGCTTGGCTAGAGAGTTGGAGAGCACCAGATGCACGCGCTCCTTGTTGCCTGTCCACTCGTGCAGCTCGTCAGCGATAAAGCAAGTTGGTCGCCCACCGTCGTTGGTGCCTGCCGCAGCAGCCACGCGATACATACGCCCAGGGCGATCCTTGATCAGGATCTCGGTGTCGTAGACCTCAAACAGTTTGGCGAGTGGACCTTGCGTGAGCATGATGCGAGCCGTGCCGAACAGCAGGTCAGCCTGCTCGAACGATGCCGCAGCGATAGGGATGTTGGGCGACTTCGGAGCCTTTGGTCCTGCCAGTTCTGCCAAGGCGATAGCCGCCAGCAACTCGGTCTTGCCGTTGCCCTTAGGTGTGCCTAGCAGGGCGCGCTTCACGGTGCGCTTCTGTGTGGCTGCGTCGTACTCGTAGATGCGCCAGATGTAGGCACGCTGCCAAGGCTCTAGCCTGAACGGCTCACCGAACTTGTCGCCCTCGCCGTGGACCAGGTTGGTCTCAATCCAGCGACAGACCAGCCCACCCCACGACGGTGGTGGCGGACTACTGATCGGCGACGAGTAGAGTGGCCTCTTCTGCATCGGCTTCGCCTGAGTCGACATAGCGTGGGTCGGCTTCGGTGTTGGCTTCGGCGATGGTGGCATTAGTGATTCTTGCATTCAGTTCCTCCAGGCTGCGAGCGGCTTCCCCATAGACAATGCCCAGTTGCAGCCCTGCCTTAGGGTGCAGACCGAACCGATCCTCCAGCTGCCGGATCTCGGCATCAACTGCTGTGCGCTGACGATACATCGGATTGAGGATCTTCTGCCCTTGCGACCCCACGGTCATCGGCTCCTCACGAAGGTAGGTGTCCATCCGCTCACGCTCCTCATACATTGAGAAGAGCCGTTCGAGCGCAGGGTATTGTGCTGGCTGCACGACTTGAGCAAAGGGTGAAGCCCAGAATACTTCCCACGACTTGACCCAGCGCTGAGTTAGGTGCGCCGGTGGCGTTGGCACTGAGCGTGGATCGACCTCAATCTGCGGCAGCAAGCCGATGTCTTTGGTCTCTCGCCCTTGCCTCCGAGAGGCTGGCTTTTTTGCGTTGGCCATAAAAAAACCTCAATCCTTCAAAAGACCCCAAACCGACACGATCTTTACGAAC